ATTATTAGTGGATTAAAAAAAGGTAGCGAACTATCAGACGCAGAAAGAAATTCTGTATTAAGTCAGTTCAATAGTTTAAAAGGATTAATGGGGCCTGCTAATATTGGTAAAGATGGTCAACTAATAGGAATAAGTGACGTAGCAGAATCAGAATGGTTTACAGGTAGTTAATATGGATTTTGGTAATAAAGAAATATTTGGAGGTTTTTACACAGGCGATAGAGATTTGTTTGATACAAATGGTGCTATCATAGACATGGGCGGTAAATCAGACATTGAAATACAAAAACTTATTGAAGATAATTATTTTAATAAAAAGTATACGGGCCCTGTTATTCAAAAAGATATTGGTACTAAATTAGAGGAAGCAACACAACCCGGAGCCGCTACATTTGAGGAAAGAAAAAAATTAAAGGAACAGAAAAAAGAATCTGAGTTTCTTACTGAATTAAACAATACTTTGATGGCCGCAGGTGTATCGCAAGCAGATATAGATAAAATCATCCCTAATCCTGCATTTAACGATGTTAATAGTCCATTGTACAATCCAGATATGTATAACGTGCAGATGGAAAACTTAAATAAAATGAGAGATTTTTATGGGCCACTTCCGGGTCTTACGCAAGGCATATATAAAGGCGTAGATACATTTAAAACAATTCAAAAGATTGTACCATTTATGTTAGATGCACCTATAGAAGGAGGCTCTACTACAGGATTTGATACAAGTAAACTACCAGAACCAGTAAAAAAATTTACCGGTGAAGTAAGAGATTTTATTGAAACATACACACCATTTGGAACAAGAACTACAGCAGAAAATATAGCGGCTAATTTTGATGGTTACAACCTGCCAGATGTTTTAGAAAAATATGATGCAGAAACTTTTAGTAAGATAGTATCCCCTGATAAAGATTTTAAACCTTATCCAGACATAGACCCCGGATACAAACTAGACACTCTTTCTACACCTGTATCTACAATAACACAACTTACATTAGAAAACGTTGGTTTTGGGGCGGCATTTTTAAAGTTTGGCTACAATCTTGCTAACAGATGGGGTGATGAATTTACAGAATTTATGATTAAAAAACTACAAAACGATGGTTTTGAAGAGTTTAATCAGACAGTGGCAAACCAATACTTAGCAAATCCCGGAAAACTACTAGACGAGTTTTTCGTACAACAAAAAGGTTACAAAAAAGGAACTATATTCCACAAAATGTTTTTAGAACCAAGACTAAAAACTGGTTTAAGTATACAACAAAGTTTAAAAAATGCTGAAGAGTTGGATAAAGTAAGTTTAGAAATAATAACAAATCAAAGATTACTTAATGAAGCAATTGATGCGGGCAAACCACAAAAAATAATTAGTGAATTAGAAAGAAAAATAAACGTAGGTTTACAAACTCAATTTAATTTATTAGTTCAATCAGTTCCAAAATTTGTAAAGACAGAAGGACAAGCACTGGTCGGTGCTGTTACGTTTGGAACTTACTTTAATGAAACTAACCCACTTGGTTTTGGTGTTGCTACAGGTGAAATAACGGGTGCTGTTATCACTCCATCTATTTCTGGTTTAGGAGTTTATGCTATAAAAGGAGTAAACAATACAGTAGCATCATTTGCAGATTTAATATTTGATGCTTTTCAAGTAGACCCCGGCACTAATTTTATATCTCCGGTATTTGGTGCTTTTGGAACTATAAAAAAAGCCGAAGACGGCTTGTTATTAATGCGTGACCCTAACGCTAAAGGTAATCCTAGACTAAATATACCAGAGGGTTTTAGACAAGCAACTACTAAAGAAGTAAACGCATATGAAAAATTATTTTTAGGTTTTTCTAAAAATTTAACACCAGAAACTCGTGACGAAGTTTTTAGAGAATTAGAAAAAGCCAAAACAAAATATTTAGAATTAGAATCTTTCTTAATAAAAAGTGGCAAATCAGAATTAGAAGCATACGACATTGCATCTAGGGCAATGAACTTATCATTTCAAATACCTGCAATACAACATTTAACATTAGAAAGCACATTAAAATTAAAACCTAGCAATTATAAAGGATTTAGTGGTGCTGTTGCAGAACACACTGAGTTATACGTGCAATCAGTTTCATTACAAACAGAGCTATCAAAGTTATTAGCAGAAATATCGCCATTAACAAAAGCTCAAATGGGAGGCACCAATGAAACATTAAACTCATTGTTTGAATCCTTAACTAGAGCTCAAGCTAACAACTCAATATTTATAAAAGAAACAGAAGCACAATTTGAGCAGATTATTAATTTAAAATTTGCACAACTAGTTGGTGCTGATGAAACATTAGAAAATCCAGATGAAATAATACTATCATTAAAAAGGTTAGAAAATTTAAATGAAACGTATCCAGATTTACAATTTAAAGATTTTAAAAAGTTAATTGAGATAACAGAAAATAAAATAAATTTAATAAACACATTTGAGTCTAACGCTCAAAAGAAATTTGATTCGTTTGCTAAGTTGATGGACACACCAGAAAATCAACAAATGGCTAAAACACAATCTACAAAATATATGCTTAAATATTTAAAAACAAAAAAAGCATTATTGACTAGACATTGGGAACGAACTTTTAAAAACCCACTTAAAAATGCGTTAAAAGATGAAGACATAATTAATTTTGCTCCTATACTAAAAATAATAGACGACTCATTTCCAGAACTGCAATATGATGGTATATCAAAAAAAATTACAGGAACACAAAAACTAGTAGGATTATTACCAAATGAAAGAAAAATATTTGAGCTATATCAATCTTTAGAAAGACCTGCTTTTGAAGCATTAAAAAATAATCCACTATTTACAGGATACACAATGTCTGAGTTAGTAACTGAGACAGCTAAAGCATTAAAAAAGAATCCAGACAACACTAGTTTCTTTGACATATGGAAATTTTATAATGGAAAAGAATTTGATGGTGAAGTTGTTGATATGCCACTAAACTTAAATTTTGAAGAATCTCACAAC